TCATACCCCGCCAGTATTGCGGCGAATTCAGGTGGCGCATCAATCGTGTTGACAACCGTGCCGTTTTGAATGAGTGCGTATCTCATGTCCGATTACTCCCACCATTCATAGATCACGCGGCCCGTTGCACCTGGCGTTGCTGCGCTGCCACCACCAGCGCCGCCACCACCACCGCCGCTGTTGGGCGCGGGCGTTGTGGCTGCTACTGATTGTTGTCCTCCAACGCCGCCGTTGCCGAAAGCGCTTCCGCCGGATCCTCCGATTGAGTTTTGGCCTGCAGATCCGGTCACAGACCCGCCTGGCTGACCACCGGCAGTCCCCCCTGCGCCTTGTGATGCATAATTACTTTTTCGTCCACCTTTCCCACCAGCTGCGGACACAGAGCCAGCAGACGACGATCCGCCGTCTCCTCCGGACGTTATTCCGGCTATATTTGTTGTAACCTGACTCACACCAGCAATTCCGCCGGAGCCAATAGTTACCTGCTCATTTCCGGTGACGGTATCGATCTTGTCGATGGCCTCTCCGCCTCCTCCGCCGCCTCCGCCTGCCCAACCGTCGGAGTTTGCGCATGTACCGCCGCCGCCGCCTCCTCCTCCATAAACGCGCTTGCGCACCCTGCCGCCCAAGGCCAGCAGCCGCGCTGATGGAACGAATGTTCCGCTTGTCAGAAACTCCTGCGTGCACAGCTTGCGTGGGATCAGTGCCAGAGCGGTCTGCAACGCAGCAAGATCCTCGCGCGCCTTGCGCACGTCGTTTTGTATGACTGGGCTGAGTTCGTCGTTCATGGTGTGGTCTCCGTGGCCGTGTAGCCGGTATTGCGCCCATTGGCGTCGTAGGTGTACTGCACAGTGCGCAGCCGTCCGTGGTACAGCCGCTGCACTTTGCTGATGCGGCCCGCGCCGTCGTAGCTGTAGGTGGTGGTGGCTGCGGCGCCGTCGATCTGATCGGTAACGCTGCCCACGCGGTCAGTGCCCGTTTCGTATGCAATGGTGGAGCTTGTCGCTCCATTGGCTGGCCCGAGCGCGAGGTTTTCTGGCTTGAGCGTGATATCCACACCAGCAACCCCGTTCACACTGCGCACCCGGCCCGTGGACAGCCCGTTGACGGCGGTTTGCAGGCTGCCGAGCGCGTCGCTGAATCCGACGTCCAGCGCGTCCAGATCGGCGGCGCTGGCCTTGGTGCCCAGCTTGATTTGCAAGTCCGCCAGCAGGCCGTCCGTTTTAAGCAGCGCGTCGCGCAAACGCAAAACGTCATCTTGCAGCCTGTTGCTGGGATGCGGCAGCGGCAAGGCTTGCGTTTGTGTGTATCCATCGTTCATATCACGTAGGCCCTCAAATTCGCAGCCCGAGGCCGTGCGTTGTGGCTGCCGGTGAGCAGCACGCGCACGCGCACGGCATCCGCACTTAGTCCGGCCAGGTTGTAGGTCAGCTCCAGCACGCCGGCGGTCTGCGGGCTGCTGGAGATGAACGGGACATCCGTCCACGCGCTGGCGCCCACCTTCTGCATCTGCACCGTAAGTGAGCTGCCGGCGGGCAGCAGCGCCTCGAGAATCACCGTCAACTGCGTTCCGCCAGTTGCCTTGATAGCCGGCGACACGTAATCGCCGCTGCTCTTAAGACTGGCGGCCAGCAGCTGCATTCCAGGCAGCAGTTGCGCGGCCATGCCCTGGTTGCCTGTGATGCGCGCGCTGGTAGCTACCTGGCCGCTGTAGCGCGATGGCAGCTGAACTGGCTGGCCTGCTGCAGCTTGCAGCACTGTGCCGTCGTCAAGCCGCATGGCAAACGTCACGCCGCTGCCGGCGACTGGCGTCACGCATCCGGCCAGCACGACCACGTCGGTAGCATCCTGTACGGCCACACTGCCTAGCTCGAGCGTGCGCTCGGTGGAGGTGTGCTGGGCCGCCAGCAGGGTAAACGTAAGGTCACGCGTCTGATGAGCCGTCCACGTACTGGCGTTGCTCGATGAGAGCAGCACGCCCACCTGATACGGCTGGCTGGAGACCCACTGCCCACTGGTTTCGTCCCAAGCGCCGAGATCGGCCACGGCCAGCGCCGTTTCGGCGTCGTTGGTCAGCGCCACCACGGCGTAGTCGCGCCCGCCCTGCAGCAGCACCGGCGGCCAGGTCACGCGCGTGGGCGCTCCCACATTGATGGCAGCAGCAGCCACATACGCCTGCGCCACGATGGCGCGGCCCGGTACGCCGGACTCCACCTCGCGGATCTGCACCTGCACCTGCTGCGGCCCCTTGGCCGTAAACCACAGATCTACCCCGCACACCTCGGCCGCCGCATCGAGCGCGAATGTTTGCGCAAGTGGGTCGTAGTACCTTTTGATGATTTGCTGGCGTGTTTGCGTGATCAGCTCGCCCTGCCCTGTAAAAAGCGCGTCGGCATAGTTTCCAGAAGTTCCAATCACGCTAACGACCTTGGTTCCGGCCGGGATGCCTTCGGGAATCGTGAAGCGCCCCTGCAAACCTTGCCCGCCAGCCACCAGCGAACCTCCTGGTAGAGGCTGTACAGGCAGTTCGAGGCCGTCGAACAATAACTTGTGCAGCGCATCGCCATGCGGAAATGACGCAGTGAACCGCACCTCAATGGGCCGCAGCGTGGACAAGGCAGCTCGACTTTCGGCAAGAACCATATCGCCGGTGACGACGGATTTACCCATTAGCTCCTGTTCATACGTATGAACATTGATCACCCATGGGTTGGCCCACTTGGTATCAACCTCCGTCCAGTAATCCACCTCGGGCACGAGCGTGAGCTTGGACGGTAGAGGGTCGAATGCGTTGTACGGGTTGACAAGCATCGCGCCGGTACGAGCCGGTTGGCTGATCAGCGGCGTTGGAGCATAGGGCGTTGTTTGCGGTTCGGTGATGTTCGTACCCAGCTGCTCCAGCGTCACATCCATGGGCAGCTGCAACCAGCCGCCCATGATGAACGCCGTCTGCGGGACGCCCGCATCGCGCGAGCTGTCATTGATCATGGGGTCGGCAAACAGGCCTTTTTTTACGCCGCTGGCGCGCCCCTGCGCGTCCACGTGCAGGCGCACCTCGGCCAGATCGGCGTAGATGCCGTAAATCCAGTCACGAAATTGATTGAGCGTTTGCATGGGCACCACGCGTACGCTGTCGTTGATTACGCGGCGGCTGGCGTCCCAGCTCTGCCACACGGTGGCCAACAACAGCGAGCCGGCTGGCACGGCCGGCGGCGCCGGGTTCCACGGCGCGGGCACGCCCTTGATCCAGGCTGTGATGCCTGTGCCATCCATCACCAGCCGGTCGTAGCGGCGCAGCGCGTAGTGGTAGCTGACCAGCATGAGCGTGCCCGGCAGCGCGCCGGTCACGGTGCAGCCGGTGGCGTTCACCTCTTGCGGGTCAGCCTGCAGCATGTACTGGTACGTCACCTCGTAGCTGCTGCCGGGCAGCGGCTCGGCGCCGCTGGGGCTCCAGTCGATTTGCCCTGCGGTAAGTACGTAATCCGCGCCCTGCTTGTACACGGTGGCGCCCTGCTTGATCTGCTCGATGAGCAACACCGCGTTATCGGGCAGCGGGTCCGCCGCGCCGGAAAAGCCGCCATGCACGATGGTGGCCGTTTTGCGCGCCTGCACGCGCACTTGCGGCAAGCCCACCATGGGCGCGCGGTCAAAGTTGACGCGCTGCGCGGCGGCCGTGGCAGATACATGCGGCTCGCTGTCCACCCACTCCAGATCGGGCGCCGTGTCGTACACCATGCGCCGGCCCGCCGACAGCTGTACCGCGTTACCGCCAATGCGCGCGGCGCCTTCACGCAAAAAATAAACTTGCTGCCCGGTGGGCAGGTCCGCGCCCATCGTCACGTCCATTCCGCGCACCACGTAGGTGCCGCCGGAGGCGTCGCGGTCGTAGCGGGCAATGGCCTGCGTAACCGCGTCGATATTGGGCGGTGGCTCTTTGGGCATCACCACCCCGTCAATGATGTTCCACACCGGGTAATAGCTGCCCGGCGTGCCGTCGCCCTGCACGCCCCACACCAACCGCACGCGCTCGCGCGCCGCGCCGGCCTGCCCGTAGCCGCGCGTGCCGGCGGCGGGGTTGTACAGATCGGGATCTTCAAGCTCCGTCACCACGTCCGTTTGCAGGTACGCCCCCACGGTGATGGGGCCCACGGTGGGCACCGTCAGCTGCGCCGGCCCTATGCCGCGCACGCTGCCAGCTACGTACAGCGTGCCGTTTTCAAGCGTGGCCGCGCCCGTGTCGTCGTTGGAGATGCATTGGCAGCCGCTAACGATGTCCCCCTCTTTGAACAGCACATCCGCAATGCCGCGCAGGCGCGCGCCAGTCATGCTCTGCAGCTCATTGAGCTCGGCGCTTTGCAGTACCTTGTCGGCGCGAAACAGCAGCCGCTCGTAGCTCTTGGCAGGTTCGTAGTGGTTGTAAATCTGGTTGCTCATGGCGCGGCCTTAGAAGGGGAGGATGATTTCTTCCACCGCGCGCACGCTTCCGCTGCGGTATTCAGCGGGGCGGCGCTCCAGCGTGTACAGGTCGCCTTTTTTCACCACGTCGGCCGCCAGCACCCAGCGCTGGCCTGGGGGCACGCTGGCGGCAAGCTCTGTGTCAAAAAACACGCCCACCTCGCGCACCGTTTGGCCTTGCGCGTCGGCAAAACCGAACGTGGCGCGCAGCAACACCATGGACGTGGGCTCGCCGCAAACGCTAAACCGCTCGCCCCCCGGCATCTCGATCTCGCCGACGGGGTCGGGTTTGACGAACGAGATATCGGTAACCAGGCGGCGCCCGATCTCATCGAGCAGCGCGGCGGCATCGGTGGGTTCGGGCACGGGCGTGGTGTCCCATGCCGGGTCGCCCCGACCCCACGCGATATGTATGGTGCGTGCCGCGATGGCTTTTGCCAGCGCCACGCGGCCGGATTGCTGGAGTACAGGCATGTTTCAGTCCTCTGTCGTGAGTTCGGTTTTGCGGGAAAGAAAGAACGGCCGCCATGGCGCGCTGTCCCAGCCGCCGGTCCATGTGCGCGTGTCGTCGTTGATGCGTTCGGCCATGCCGAGGCGCGCCAGCATGTTCGACTGGAGCGCGGCGGGCGCGCTCCACGCGCACAGGCGCGTGAGCACCTTGGCCGGCGGCAGCCAAAACGGCAAGCGGCGCATGTGCGCGGGCGCCAGCGCGCTGTGCAGCAGCGTGTTGCCGCCGCTTGAATCCATGATCAGCTCGCTGTCGAGCACCCATGTGTCCAGGATGAGCCGGTCGGTGTAGGTCGCCACGCTGGTAAAGATGCGCGTGTGCGCGGCCAGCGCCAGCGCAAGCAGCGGCGGCGCGGCGGCGGTGCCGACGCGCGTCACGCCCTGGCTGACCTTGACCGGTGCGCCGTAGGGCGTGACATCGACAAACACGCCGCTGTCGTCGTCGAGCAGCCCAGCGTCCAGCCAGTCGTGGCCGTCCAGGCGCACAGGGCGCGCGTCCCAGCCGTGATAGACCCGGTAAAAGCGCACATGCGCTGGCAGGCTGGCGCGCACCACATGGGCCATGGGCAGCAAATCGTCGTTGCTGACGATGCGGCCCGGATCGATGTGCAGCCAGGCCTCATCCTGATCGATCCACACCTGCGGCCAGCCTACCCAATCCAGCGCCATGCGCACCGCAGCTGCCGTGCCGCGCA